ATTAATCAACACATAGTTGCCGAGCAAATCACTTTCATCGGTTTCAGGTGTCATGGAAATACAAACGAATTTGCGTTTTGCCTTAGCACATGCCTGTTCAACAGACATTGTTTTACCATTACCAGAATGACCAGTAATGAAAACAGGAAAGAATCGCATTGATTGTACGATGGAAATTACATCATCAAAGTTACCAAAAGGAACATAGTTCTTATAAACTTTTGGAATCATATCCGACATTTCAAGGTCGGTAACTACATTGACAATACGATTATCAGATTTTTCTACAGGTTTAATCATTGGAATAACTTGTGCTTGTAAATTAATTGTAGCAGGTGCAATTGTGTTTACTTGACCTGATGTAGGCACTTTGTAAAGACCACGACCAACTTTATTGCTTGGTTCTCTAGTAAACCATTGAGCACTTGAAATGCCAACAGATTTACATACTTCTTTAATTTCGGATTTCGTTACAGTAGCTTTACCCAAACCAATAAGATTTTTGATAAACTGTTCACGGACTTCGGTACGATTACTCATAATATAAAATACTCCTTCACTTTTAATAACACCATTATAACACACCTAATTGTAGGTGTCAAGCCCCTCTGTTGTTTTTAGGCAACAGTTAGGCAGCGATGCCCTGTATGAATTTTGAGACTAGCACTCGGTTGATTGCTTTCTTTTTATTGAATTTCATAAAGGCGTTTTTCAATTTGTTGGTGGTAACTTTACCCTCAACTTCAATTTCTTCATTCTCGGTAACTAAGTCACTACCGCCAGCAACAAGATAGAAGGCATCATAACCAGGACGGTGAGAAATCAGGAATTTTTCACTTCTGAATTCTTTCACTAATCGCACTTGTTCCATGTGTTTCTTAGCAAAATCAGTTCTTTGCAATTGATTCAAATCAGAGCCGTCAGGAAAAACATAACGATTGTGAATTGCATTTTTTACAGCACCGCCACGATTGTTTGACAACAAAAAGAAACCAAAGACTTTTGATTCTGTCGTTGCACGGAACCAATCTAAGATACCATTCGACAAAATTTCTGAATGTGTAGATTCTGGTTTATCAACTAGTTGTCTCTGATATTTGTGTTGTCTATCAGTTATGATAACATTGGTTGAACGGAGATTGAAACCTCTAGCAACTTCAACTTCTTCTTCAACATTGTTAAGATAATTTCGTCTTGTATCCATTGTTTTGTATGCGGAACAATTATCAGCATCACCGTCATGCACAATCACCAGACTACTCATATCTAGGTTATTTTGTTTGCGGAATGCCTTCATAACACCAGCAAGAGCAACAATCGCCTGATTCATAGGTGTATTGGACAAATTCTCTGATTCAGGTTGACCGATATAGTTTGCATAATAACGGCCGTTTCTCACTTCATAAGATTTCTTCAACAAAATCATATTGCGAAGTGCTTTTGAATATTCAGCATTACTCATTTTTGAGTTGATATATTCACGAAGAAAAACATCTCTCAAATACAAATCATTCAATTTTACATCAAAAGATTCTTTTGGTTTTTTGTGATAATCTTCTGAAGACAAACCAGAATCAATCATATTGGAAGTGGTGCAATCACCAAAACCGTATACAATGAATGGGATATTCACTTTACGGCAGAACATTGATAGAATCAAAATCTGTTCAATAGAACCTGCCATGTTTTCAGACATAGAACCAGAGCGGTCAAGTAACAAAATTAATCCGTGTGATTTGCCTTTTGGCACAATCATCACTTTGCGGAAAATGTTATCGTCAAACTTATATGATGATAGTTTGTTTACATCGATATCACCAGTATCAGAGATTTTTGTTTTACTGAAAGACTTGGCAGCCTTACGCATTTCAAATTCTTTGGCAAGCAATGAAACATATCTCTCATTCTTGGACTTGAATTCATTAACATACTCTTTAACTTTTTCTTCTGATAAACCACCATCTTCAATTCGTTGATTATAGTATTCACTTAGCAATTCTTGCACTCTTTTAGCAGGTGTAATGATGTTACTGTAGTTAGCTTTTGGCAAAGTAACATACAAATACTCACGGCACTTTTCATCAAGCAACATAGATTCATTGTTGCGGAAGTTTTCATCAGTTTGGCATTTTGGATCAAACTGGTCTACAGTAGAAGGTGCTGATTCTTTATCACGGTTAACTGATTTGTCGGAATCATCGGAATCTTTCTCACCGTCTTTTTCACCATCATCAGTTTCATTACCCTTTTGATTGGATTCTTTATCTGATTTTTCTTCGGACTTTTCATCTGTTTGTGAATTAGGTTCGCCTTCAGAAGTTTCATTTTCATTTTCTTCTGATTCGCCATATTCATCTAGGTCAGCATCACCGTCACCATCATAGCCATCATCAAGATTGGAAATATCTTCAAAGTCATACAATTGCATATCGAATTGTTCTTGCTTAGAATAGGCATAAATTTCATCGGTGAAATTGATAACATCATCCCAAGATTCAAGCATTTGAATTCTGTTTACAAAATTCAATTCTTCTGGAGAGAAACTGATTTTGGCAGTATACTGAGATTTGGTATAAATGTTTAATCTCTCAATAAATGCCATTGTGTTAATATCTCTAGTTTTCAAACCAAAGAAATCTTGTTTATTCAATTCAGCATAGGCATCACGGAATGATGTTTTCAGACCAGGATATTTTCTTTGGACTTTTTTCTCAATTCGAGCATCTTCTACAACATTCAAAAATGACTTGTAGTTTTTACCCTTAGTTTTATCAGCAACGGCATCATGCCATCCTTCCGCAGGAGTATAAAGTGCATGACCGACTTCATGTCCGCCAAGCAAATCATACATCACTCCAGACATATTTTGCCAAATTGGAAGATACAGCACACGATTTTTTGGGTCAAACTTGGCAGTTCGAATCTTTTGGTGTTGTATGGAGAGATTCTCAGTTGCCATCAATTTGGCAAGTTGAGACTTTTGCTGAACAGTAAATGTCATAATATAGTTAATCTTTCACTTTTGATACTACCATTGTAACATAGTATAGCGAAACTGTCAAGCTGTCGTGTTGCGAGGAAGCAACACTCTAACCTGTTGATTTGTAAGGGAGAAATAGGGGGTTTCTCAGTCATGGTTGTATTATATCACAACCAGACTGGAAAAGAGGTAATTATGGTTTATAGAATACGAATATAGGTTCGTACTTGAGCCACATTTTATCGTTGATTTTGCAGAAGTTCTTTGCCTTGGGCAAACCTGTTTCAGTATCAATTCGATTTCCTCCAGGCATCTGTGCAAGTGCCATCTTTATCTTACCCTTATATATCATTCCTTTAGAGGTAAGTATGTCAATCGAATCTTGTTCTAATGGCAACATCTCACCACCGAACACAGCATCAGCAATGTTCCATAGAAGATATCTGTCATTGTTCAAATACTCTACACAAGTCTCTAATGTCTTGCGGAGAAAACCTTCTCGCCATGCATCATACTGTGAGAACTTTTTGTATGATTGCTCAGGGTCTTCTGAGTATGCTTCTTTTGCAAAGTATGGCGGAGATGTGAAAATCATATCTAACTTACCCTTGTACTTCTGAAACTTGGGGTCGTTATGAATCTCTTCTGAACCATGTTGAAAGATTTCGTATGTGTGTGTCTTTGGAAACAAACCAGTTGCACGATATGTCTTTGTATTAAAGAAGTCGGCAAACTCATGGTACTTTGTACGGCCAGGAGTTGTCGAATGGTCTGTATTTGGATCAGTACCGATGTAATGAATGTTTCGTTCATCATCAACAGATAGAGCACCCAACAATCTACCACCCCAACCTGATGATGGGTCATACAGATTAATTTGTTCTTGTGTTTTGATATGGTCTGTATATCGTTCATACAGATACTTTGCAGTCAAAGGTGGGAAATTAACTGCATACTGACAGAATGAAATACGGAATGCCTTCAGACCAACAGGAAATAACTTCTGACCTTTTTCATAGATTCGAATACGGAATAGTTGTGCATCTTTGTGGTCAACATTCGTTGTGCAATTAGCAGGAATCAATCCAGGATTACTTGCGTGTAGTTGCAACAATTCATCTTTAGTGATTCGCAGATAAGTCTGGTCTTTCAAATCTTCATTGTAACCAGTATACTCTTTATCACCTGCATTAGGTTCTAACCAGTAATCATGTGTTCCGTATGCTCTTGCCTTAGTTTCAAACCAAGTTAAGAATTCATTTGTTGAAGTGGCACGGAAGTTCAATGAACCAATTGCAATCACTTGATTTAATTTAATCGGTGTTGAATAGTGATAGAAAGAATCTCTTTTGAAATGCCGTGATGCATAAGTGATGAATGTGTCTAACAACTCATCTTTGGCAAAGTAATCATATATTGATTTGCCACTATTCACATCGGCAGTATAGTTGATGCGAGTTTTCATCATGGTTGGAAACCATTGATTGACTGCATTACCGACTACACTTGTATTACGAATAACATCTTCTTCACCTGTAAGTTCATCTTTAACAAGGAACTTGTGTACAGGAAAAGAAGTCATCTCATTAAACTGGTCAATGATTTCTTGTTCGTCATATCCAACTCTTGGTGGTTGACCCTTTTCATCCCATAGAGACACGATTGTTTTACGAAGTTGAATAGCCCAATCACGGAATTCTTCTTTGCTCATGGCAAGAATCTCTTCAAACTTTTTGTTTGGTTCTGATTCTAGTAACTCTCTATTCTTTTCGTAAAAGTATTTCATTATTTTCCGTTTTCAATTTTATATACAACACCAGGAATACTGCCGCCTGCCCAACTCGTATCACTCACATTTTTCATGCCGTTCTTTTCATAGAATCCTCTTGCTCTAGGATTCTCTGCACGAACAGTCAACCAAACAACTTTATGCATTGAGAAAAACTCTTTCAGTACCTTTGTTGCGTTACCTGAACCTTGTTCAATAGTGACAATCTGCCCAATGTGTGCATCACCTTTTTGTGCTTCTACTTTGCCTATCTTTTGTTTTCTCTTATAGACACCAAACACAATCACAACACCATCTTGCAGAATAACATTGTTTGCCTCAATCTTTCGTTTGAGATAATCTTGCCGTATGTGAGGAAAGTAAGCCTTTCTGTACGGTGCGAATATAGATTCTATCATAGATAAGTCATCAATAGTGGCAATGTTCATTTCTTTCGCCTTTGCATTTTCTTAATCACTTTTTCTTGCCGTTGTTGTGCTAACTTTAAGGCAACTGGTCCAACATGTTGGGTAAACTTAACACCATTCAAATGGTCTAGTTCATGTAAGAAACATCTGGCAGTTAAACCTTCTAATCTAATTTGTTTAAATGCACCAGTCTCATCGTAGAATTCAACATCACACCAAACTGGTCGTTCCACTTTAACATACAAAGCAGGAAAAGATAAACAACCTTCATTATCCCTGGATAGTTCTTCTGATTTAGCAACTACTTTTGGATTGATACAAGCAATTTGAAAGTGTTCTGTGCCAATTACAAACACTCTTTCAAATACACCACATTGATTGGCAGCTAATCCAACGCCACCATACAACTTCATTGTCATCTTTAGTCTTGTGATTAAATTTTTAATTGTTGGATTTGGAATTGCTTCTTTGTATTCTGGAATTGGAACACTCAACATTGGATGTTTATCACTAAACAACGGCAATGGATCCAATCTCTCTTCTGTTACAACACCCGATGTGGTATCAATTGTTAAAACTTCACTCATCTTTGTTCACCCAATCCTCTGCATAAATTTCTGCGTCTTCTTCACTATTAAATCTGGCTGTATAGTATATGCCAGTTGAACTTTTTACTGTGGTAAAGTATCCGTCTGCATCCTTAAATACTTTTGCCTCTGTATTATTGTTACCAAAAAATCTACTTAATTCTCTCATTTTAATATCCTTGAAAAGTTCTTTACTTTCTCAAATTTGATTACATTACTAAATTTGTCTTGTAGAATATCACCCTTATGTGAGATAACAAACAAATTAACACCATCTAGCATATGTAGGATTTTCATTAACTCTTCTGTGCCAGTAGTATCTAGGCTTGAATCAAACACTTCATCAAGTATCAACAAATTGGTATTAGAAGAGTTCTTTAACTTAGCAACGGCACGCCAAGTCAACATTAATGCCATATCAATTCGTTGTTTTTCGCCTTCAGAGAAATTGTTATAAGTAAACTCATCTCTGTGCCTAGATTTGATAGTCTCTTTAAATGATTCGTCAAGGTTAAAATTAACAAAGAAATCCAAAGAGGCTAAATACTTATTGACCAACTTGTTTATGATTGGTAAATACTGTTTAATAATTTTGGTCTTGATGCCTGTATCTTTTAACAAACCAGAAGCGACTTCATAATATGTTTTTTCTTGTATTAATTCTTTTAACTCTTCTTGTAGTTGAGACAGAGAATCCTTTAATTCTTTCAAATCTTGCTGTTCTTGCTCTGACACTACCTTCGATTGCTTAAGTTCTTCAATTTGTTTTTGTAACTTAACAATATATTTGTTTGTTTCAGTTATAGAAGTATTGTTTGTTGCAATCTTAATTTGTAGTGCTTGAATTTTCTTCTGCACTTCATTAATCGAATTGAGCTTGTTCTGTTCTGCCAATAACTTCTTCTCTAATTCTGAGAGTCCGTGTTCACACTCGGCCGCCTTGGTCGAAAGATTGGCAATCTCCGTCTCTTTAAACTCAACGGCAATGGTTTGCCTGCAGGTTGGACAATCGTCATTATGTTGAAAGAAACTGATATCCTTTCTATATTTGGATACTGTGCTTTCAATTTGCGATTCAAGTTTCGTAATAGTCTTGAGTTTATTTTCAACTGAAGTCTTCTCTTCCACAGAGGCTTGGTGTGTAGCAACTTCTGCGATAAGGTTTGCAGTCTCGTCATGTAAGGTCTGTATAACACTCTGATTACTTCGTACCTCTTCATCATACTCATTCACCTTGTCATCATTGTTTTGCTTTAAATCTTTGATGTATTTTTCTTGTAACTCAAACTTCTGTTGAGACAAGTCAATGTCATATTTTTTAGATGTGGTTGAATCTTTGTTACCAGATAACTTCTCTCTAAGAATACCATTCATTGTGGAAAAGATTTGAATATCTAACAAGTCTTCAATGATTGCTCTTCGGTCAGAAGCTGACAACTGCATGAATGGAACAAATGATGCCGAACCAAGAATAACAATCTGTGTAAATGATTTGTAGTTTAGTTTGAGAATTGTCTTCTCTAAGATTTCTTGATAGTCTCTTGCCGCAGCATCTTGATTCAACAACTCACCGTTCTGATAGATTTCAAACACATTCGGTTTGATGCCTCGAACTACTTTATATGATTTGTTGTTTGTATCGAACTCAATTTCAATAACACAATCTTTGCCATTGATTGAATTGAGTAGACTAGGTTTGTTGATGTTACGAAATGCTTTACCAAATAGACCAAAACACAACGCATCAAGCATTGTGCTTTTGCCAGACCCATTCTCACCAACAACTAGTGTGTTTTGATTATTGTCTAATTTTATTTCAGTAAAATAATTGCCAGTGGAAAGAAGATTCTTCCACCGCACATAACGAAATACTATCATTCAGTTTTTTCCGTATTCAATGCCTCAACATATAGTTCACGCATCAGAGTTTTTAATTTTTCGCCCTCAACATTTAATGTTAGGTTGTCAATATACTTAGATAAGATTGTCATCGTATCTTCAGCTTGGTCAATAATTTCTTGGTCAACATCAATGAGAGTATCAGTAAAGTCCTCTACAATTGATAAGTCTGCAACACCTGCCTTGTAGATGTTATCTAATACACTATCAAACAAAAATGGATTTTGTTTATTCAATACAACTACTTTGACAAAACAATCTTTAAGTGGTGCATAGTCATATTGTTTCCATGCCTCAAAATCATTAGTTGAATCATCATACATTATTTTATAAAACATTTTGTATGGATTCAAAATGAATTCAAACTC